TCCAGAGATCAGCGCATTCCCTGTGGCAACATCAGCCAGAAGGCCAATGGTTGTTCCTCCGGTGGCGTATGGAAGATCGCCGACCGCATAGTCGGAATTCTGGGCGAAGTTGAAAGCCCCACCTGACAGCACCATGCCACGGTTTGCAGTGTAGGAGCCTGCCTGGGAGAACTTGGTCCAAGTGACTGGATCAGTGCCGAGAGTGCCGGTGTCAATCGTACAGACCCAGCCAGAGTCCGCGTTGGCCGTGGTGCCCTGCTCAACAAAGGTGAATGCGCCTACCAGCTCGTCCCATGTATCCGCATCAGGCGAGCGAACCATTGCCACCGCAGCACCCTTCCACAGATAGATGCCGTTCTCCGCTGGAGCCGACTGATCCTTGACCAGCACTCGGTTGTCTACACTCAGTGAGACGGTGTCGATGGTGGAGCCGGGAGCTGACAGGTTGATGTTGGCCACCGTGGCCGCCTTGCAGCTCGCCTTGACATCAAGGCCCTGAGCCACAGCATCAACATAACCCTTGGTAGCAACCGTGGAGTCCGAGTCTCCAGAGCCAATCGTCCCTGAGTTGGTGATCTTGAAGCCGCCAAGGTTCAGGTCAGCCGCAGCACTTCCAAATCCGCTGAGAGGGATCGAAGACTTGGCAGTGGCCGCAGGGTTGCTGCTGGCATCACCCACATAGAATTGACCCGTGGCCAGAGACAATCGACCCAGACCCAACGTGCCGCTGGTGATGTTGCTGGCGTTGGTGGTGTCAGTCGTGGCCGATGCTGCAAGACCCGATACCGAGGAGCTTGGAATCGTCGCAGACCAACCCGGAGTGGTTCCGTTGCTGGTGAGGATGTAGCCATTGGCTCCAATCGACAGAAATCCGGTAGCATCAACCCCAGACTGCACCGCAATGCTACCATTGGCACCTCCAGCCAAATGAGTGGCCGTGGTGGCCGATCCAACGCTCAGAGTCGATTGATTGACGTACTGGGGAGCAGTGCCGCTTGAAGTGATTACTTGGCCCGCTGTTCCAACGTTAAGAAAGCCGGTGGTCCCAGATCCTGATTGAACCAGAAGATCTCCAAGATTTCCTCCGGTCTTGTTGGTTGCCGACCCAACACTGAGGCTGGATTGGTTGGTCCATTGAGGACCAGATCCAGAGCTTGTCAGCACTTGGTCTGCGGTGCCAACAGCCAAGAAGTCGGTGTCGTTGGTTGCAGCCTGATACAATAGTTTGCCAGCAGCTCCACCGGCAACATCGGTGGCCAGAGCGGCAGACCCAACACTTAGACTCGACTGATTCAGCCAGCTCGGAGCACTTGCTGCATTGCTCGACAACACCTGACCCGCGGTGCCAGCGTCCAGGAACTTGGTGTCATTGGTACCGTCCTGGTAGACCACCTGACCGGCACCTCCACCAGCGAGGTCCGTGGCGAGGCCGGAGGTGAAGCTGCCGATGTTGGTGGAGTCGACGATGGAGCGGACATTGGTGCCATCCCACCACTTGAGTGTCGGGATCACGCCTCCTGCGTTGGTGGTGTTGAGCCAGAAGTAGCCGTAGTCACCTGAGCTGGTGAGGGTCGGATCGCTGGCCAGGTTGAACACCTTGAAGTCCTGAACCTCGTTCTTGTTGAGGCCAATGGAGCTGAGGAATGGGATCGGCATGGGGTCTGGAGGCTAGAAGTTCAGGTATGCGGTTCCGGTCTGGGCGCCGGGGAAATGGACTTTGACGGAATTCTGGTCGACGTACTCGATCTCGGCCCATCCAGCGCGACCCAGCGGGTCCATGACCCACACGGTCGGATAGGCATTCAGATTGTGAGTGATGATCCAGGGGTTGGCGCTGGCGCCCTGGACATGGGTGTAGGTGGTGGCCCCCATCGTTGTGCGCTGCGCAGAGGCCGTGGCATCGTCCAACAGAGCCTTACCTGCGTTTGTGATGTCTCCACCCAGCTTGGCCGTAGTGACAACCCCATTGGCAATCGTCGTGGCGTTGCTGTTGGCCGTGGCCGTGACGTCTCCGGTCAGTGCAGTACGCTCGAAAGTGACCTGCCCAGCAGTGGCCCAGTTGGCAACCACCGTGGTCGAATCACCAACCACACGCTCCAGCGTCAGCGTCCCATTGGCAGACTTGACCAGATACTCCGCGTTGACCGGAGCGCCAGCCGCACTGACGAGGTTGTAGAGGTCGGTGAAGTTGTCGTTCGACTTGATGAAGGCATTGCGCAGGGGATCCCCTGTCCCGTCATTCGCTACCGTTCCAACGTCGATGACTTGCTGCGCCATGGCTCAGTACTTCTTGCTGAATCGAGTGTTGGTGGGCGCATATCCGAACTGCAACCGCGTTCCCCCACATTTCACGCGCACCTCAGGGTTGTCGCGTTCCACCTCTCGCAGGAAACCTTTGTCGCGCCAGCATTCGTATCCGAGTTGCTGCCCCCAGTGATGGTAGAGCGTCGGGTCGATCCGCATTCGGAGCTGACCGATTCCATCGATGGATCGATGCACCTGCTCGGACTGCTTGGCGATCCGCTTCTGATGGATCTCCGCGTGGACGAGCTCCTTGTTGTAGCCGGTCTTGAACTCCTTCAGCACCGAGTGATGCAGATGCTCTGGAATGCCGTCGAGTGCGCTTGTGAGTAGTGGGTTTGCCATAGAAAAAAGGGAGCACCCACCACCTTGGCAGATGCTCCCCGCTTAGAGATTCAGGATTAGGACGCGCCGTTGAACATGCCAAAGCCCTGGGCATTCTTGACGACCAAACCAGCGATCACCTGCACGAGGCGGGCAGGGCCACCGCCAGCGTCAGGCAGGTCCTTGACCTCAGGCAGCTTGGCATAGCGGATCTCCACCATGTCCATGGGGATGACATAGCCCTTGTACGCCAACGAAGTCAGGTTGTTGTTACCAGTCGTGCGGGATCCTATAAAAGTCGACGGGCTCAAAACGAGGGTGCCAAAGTCTCCAACGAAAATATCGATGGAGGACTTGAACGTATCGCTGCTCAGTTCCTGGTTGAACGTGCGCACAGAGGTTGCAGCGATTGTGCTGGTGTTGGCGGTAGTCACCGACACACCAGAGGTCAGATTCGTGAACGCCCTCTTCAGCGTGGTGCCAACGATCGCGTCATAGGAGCGATACGTTCCGGTCGCGCCATAGATGGCGGTCAGCACGTCTTGAGCGGTTGCTTCGACGAAGTTGGCGGTGGTCGTCGTGGTGACGGCGCCAGAAGCAGGACCGTAATTTCCGCCAGTGAAAGTGGCAGGAAGACCAACCGATCCAGAGGCAGGAGTTCCAGTGAGCCAATTGCCAAGCGACGCGGTGCGATAGGCAGTGGAAGATCCGTTGTCGACCTGCGCAGGCTGATTGGTGCACATGAAGGTCGCCTCCATGTCGCGCTTGATCTCGATGAGCTTTTTGCTGATGCCGTTGGCGAGCTCGTCGGTGACACCGGCAACGTTCTGGGTCTCGGCGATGAAACCGATGCGCAGATCGCGGCGGAACGCCTGGGCGTAGTTGCTCTGGCGAGCCCGATTGACGACAGGGTTCGACGCGTTCGCAACGGTCACGTCGGTACCGTCGATGACGCCGTCCAGTACGGGAGATGCATAGGAGTCAACTTGCCAATCGAACCGCATGTTTCCCAGATCACCACGGCCCTTCGGAGCTTGGCTGGTGAAGGGTGTGCTTTTTGCATCGACAATGGCGATGTAGTCAGCGAGTTCCTCGCGAATGGCCGAGCCGGAAGAGTTCTGGTTGGCCTGGGTAGGTTGAAGAAGCGGCATGGTATTTCCTTACTTGAGAATTGTTTGTTGAAGCAATCTGGCCAGTTCGGTCGATGACCCGGTTCGCATGAAATTCTGTTTCGCAGCCTTGGCTTCGGACGCCGACTTGTCGGTACGGGCTGGGCTCGCCTTCGGTGCGCTGGGCTGCCTGGGGGCCACCTTGACGGGAGCCTTTGGAGCCTTCGCCACCTTCTCGCGTTCCAACCTGATGCGTCGTCCCTCGAGGAAATCACCGATCGCGATCTGATGGTCGGGATACATGGCAAGCTGCGGCATCTGCCTCAGAACCTGCTGTGCCTCCGCGTACGTCTGATTCGATCTGTCCTTCCACCAGGGATAGACGCTTTCTGCAACCGGCCTCACCTGCTTGTACGTCGTCAGGAACTGGTGCCTCGTCGGAATGTGGACATCAATCGCGTCCTCGACCTTTCGTCGAATGGCCTTGATCTCATCCGATGAGTACTCCTTCCCTGCGACCTCGCAGCCGTCGGCATTGTCCTCGCACCACCGCCGAAGATCCCGAGCCTTGCGATACTCATCACTGAGCTTCGCTTCGTCCCAGATATCGGCGAACGGATTGTCGGACTGACCAACTGCTGCCACAGGTGGCGCCTGCTGCAGTTCCTCCAGCTTGGCCCGCGCATCATTCAGCTCCCGCTCCAAGGATTCCGCTTTGGCGGCGGCTTCCTTGCGTTGAGCAACGAGCTTGTTGATGCGTTTTTGAACGCCTGCTGGTTCGTCCTCGTCCTGCTGCGGAACAGTCTCCTGCTCCCCGGACTCGTCCACGGTCGTCTCCCCACCGTTCTCAGCCGTCACGGACGCTGACTCCTCGGCAACCGGCTCGTCCTCACTCGAGGCTGCTGGTTCCAGTGTTTCGACGGCTTCCTTGGGCTCAGGCTCGGAGAACCGTTGCTTCAGGAGGTTTGCCAACGCGCTCTCGTCGAATGTGAGCGGGTTGATTTTCGGCGCCGTGTTTTGTGAGGGTGTCGCTTCCCCAGTATTGGTTGCTTCCATGCGTTTTAGACCCTGCAAGTCGGGTATTGTGCCAGGGTTTGATGCCAAACCCAGAAAGCTGTGACCTCGATGGAGCTATTTATCGGTAACGTCAACGCTAATCTTCGCTTTTGTGTTCCAATGGGAATCCGCTGTCCACGAGGAAAGCCTGGAGATCGTGCAACGAAGCGGCCCGACCGCAGTTATAGGCTCGCGCCTCCGCCATCAGGTTGCCTCCGACGGCAGCGTGCGTCTCATCAGCGATGAAATCAGCCAGGATCTGCCGGATCGCCTTCACGATTGGCTCATCAGGCCCAAAACCACGCAGCGTTTCTTCGATTTTGTCCTGTTTCATGCTCACTGAGGGCTGACTCCGAGACGTCCGGTGACCGCGTTTTGCTGCTGTTGAACGCTGAATTGCAGGTTTTCGACGTACTTCTGCAGGTTGGCCTGGAAGAGCGGATCAGCCTGAGCCTGCTGCTGGTATTTCGGGTTCGCCTGCAGGATCTGCTGCGCGAAGTTGAGCCGGGCCTGCGCCGTCGGGTCGTTCTCCCGCAGTTTCGGAGGATTGCCTAGCGACATCAGCCCGAGCTCGTCGTTCGTCTCGTCAAACATCTTCTGCGCAGCCGGTCCCGCTGGCATGATGAGCTCGCTCGCCAGCGTCGGATCAATCGCACGCAACGCCAGACCCACCAGCTTGGTCCGATCCAGCACGCCCGCAGAATCCAGCGGCAGTACCAGGGTCGACAACGCCTTCAGCTTCTCGGTCACCAGGTCGCTCTGCAGCTCCCGCACGTCAAACTTCAACGACACATCGAAGTCCTGGATATCGGTGGAAAGCGGCGTCGAACTGCTGGTGATTCGGGCGACCTCCTCAGGCCCAATGTACTGCAGGGTCAGGCTCAGGACCTGACGGAACGCCTCGGTCCAACCGTGCAGCCAGTTGTTCACGATTCGTTGCTGCCTCATCTGCGTGATCGCCGGAGGGACCTTCTCGGTCGGTCTTCCAAAGTATCGATCGACCTGCGTCTCAATCGCCGCAATGAGGTTGAACGCCACGCTCGGCTCCCTGGCAGGCGGCTGCATGAACGAGATCTCACCAGGCCGCAGCACCGGGATCTGCACCGCGGGCCCCAGCCGCAGATTTCCACCACGAGTCTTGGGAACCTGGATCGGCGGAATCGTGTTCAGCGACGTATAGTCGAAGATCGAATCGCGCTGCGCCTTGATTTCGTTCTGCCAGGTGTAGCAGACCTCGGGGACTCCGCGGCTCTCGACGATCTTCCGGTGGATCACCTCGGAACGCCAGGCGACAAACGGATACTGGCCATGCTCGTAGTCCAAGAGCTCGAACTTGCCCCACGACCCACCCACCTGCGGTGAAAACACAGTGCAGAACACGCCCGGAACGCCCTCCTCGTCGAGCGCCTTCTGGTACGCGTACACCACCTCGATCAGGTTCTCCCGATCCAGCAGTGCGTTGTTAGTCAGCCCGATCGAGTAGGTGTAGTCCGAAAAGTTCGAAAACTTGCCACGGGACGCGATCGCCTGTTTGGCCCATTCCTCATCCCACTCGTCGGTCTCCACATGCTGCATCAGCTCCACCTCGGTCATGTAGCAGCGACGGAAGATCACCCGCGCCGACTGCACGTCGGTCGTCTCCGGCGGGAACGCGATCTCGTCATACGGCGCCAACGCCGCAATCGACGGCGAGTTCTTCATCATCGTCGGCACCGGGAACTCGCACTCGCCCTCCGAACGCAGATCCGCCACGCACTTCAGCGCCTTCCGCTTCCGCAGATTCGGGAACGCCGCCATCAAGAGCTCGGCCATCTGGTCCGTGGCCTCCGGGTTGGCCAATAGATTCGGCAGATCCGCCAGCACGCTCCCCTGCGGACTCTGCGCCGCAATCGCCATGAGCTGCTCCACCGTGACGTACTGCTCCTTCTGCCCGATCTCCTGCTGCCAGCTCACATGCACCGCGGCCCATCCATACGTCCACAGATACTGACTCAGGAGTTCCACCTCACGGGTCATGTCCGTGTAGAGCTTCTGGTTCATCACCCAGTCCATCAGCGAATGCGCCGTCACCGACGTGTCGATCGTGCGCACGTTGGTCGGAGAGACCCGCAACATCGAACGCCAGAAGGCCGTGGAACACACATCGACCAGCCCGTTCACCACCTCGTCCGCCAACGGGATCCTGGTGTCGCTCGCCCCATCCCAGGGAAACGCCATCTTCCCGTGCGGCTGGTTTTCGTTCCACTTCTTGCCGTCCTGCGCCTGACCCTGCCACCGGCAATACCTCGTGTTCTCGGCCTGCTCGACCCTCGAACCGATTCCGTAGTCGGTCGCCGCACGTCGCAGCTCCTCGGTCAGTGCCGTCACGTTGGGCTCGGACCCCACATGGGCCATCGTGTCGCCGCTGTTCTTGTACGTTGTTTTGTATTCCATCTTCGTGTGCTGGCTATTGTCTCCCGCCCCTCAAAAAGCAATCCCGCTGTCCACTAATATCCCCCGCCACCTCGACTGTTCAGGCCGCCCGCCTCGATGTGGTCGACCTTGCTCGTCAGCAACATCCCCAGGCAGTCGATCGGGTCCTTCGTGGCACCCTTCTGACCGTCCCGCCCCGTGTGCTCCGAGAGGCTGTAGATCAGGTTGTGGCAGTCCTCGACCACATAGAGCTTCGGCTGGTTGAACGGACCAAGAGGCTTGGTACTATCGAAACTCAGATCGCTATTGATGGCAGCCGTCCGCTGATCCACAGGCACCGCGGGCGCCGGGACAAACGCCATCCCCTCCTCGAACTCCGACGGCTCCGCCAACAGATCCACCAATGTCGTCCCGCCCTGGTCGCTCAACGCCGGACTCCCGCCCGCACGCGGATCGATCATCCGCATCACCGGCTCGCCATACCCCAGCTCCTCCTCGATCTGACGAAACAACTGCCGGTACTCCGATATCGATCGCCCAGCCTCCAACGTCTGCGCAGGCCCAGGCTTCCCGTCCGCCTTCTCGCTCGGCAGCACCCACTCGCCGTACCCGCCAAAGTCCGGGAACTCACGCACCACCACCCTCCGCCCGTCCTCCAGACACAGCATCCAGATCGCAAACCAATTCCGCGCACCCGCCGGATCCACGATCATGTACAGCGTTCCACCCCCAGGCACACGGTCCCGACTCACACAATGACTGTCCGCTCTGAACCGCGCAAACGCCTTGCCAATATTGTCCGACGCCCACCCATATGCACGCGTCAGCACCTGACCCATGGGCGCCCCAACCAACTTCGACCGCATCTCGTCCCACGGGTTGTAGGGGTTGTCCTCGCTGAAAAAGAAACACGTCGAACGGTTGTTCCGCTCCAGCCGCATCACCCGCGGCGCCTGGCCCACAGGCCACGTCGGAAATCCCTGCTTGCCAGCCAACATCTGGCCCTCGCCCCATTCCGTCACCACCGCACCACCAGTGAACTCACGATACACACTCGCCACACCCTCCAGCGGCGTCTG